TTACTCCGCTACCTCATAAACATCTAAATTTGGATTATTTGTATTATATTCGGGGACATATTCACCGTTATCATCTATCCAACAATATGAATTATCAGATTTTATATAGCAATTACTTGCCATTATTCCGGTCTTAGTTAAATAGTAATCTTTACCGTCCAATCTCAACCACTGTCCCGACAACATAGCAGCATCATCTGGATTCAGATAATACCATTCACTACCTTGTTTGAACCAACCTGTAATGGTGTAACCTTCTCCGTCAAACACATACCAACGCCCATCTGTATATTGCCACTGTGCCTTTATATATTGCCCGTTTTTGCGATATTTCCACTTACCCTGTACTTTTATCCACCCTGTTTCTAAAGTGGCTCTGTGGGCATCACAGGCGGCATACACGCACCATGAAATGAACTGCTGGCACCAGTATACTCCATTATAGCCGTACCAATCTCCATATTTAGTGAAATTGGCATCTCCCGGATTAGCTTTCTTATCATCCAAGTTATGATTGCTTGCTTTTTCAATGTATCCTACTTCAGACTCTAAAATTCCAATGAATTCATCTACTGTACATGTATCAAATCCAAATACCGGATATCCAAATCCATTTATCCTATTCTTACCACCTACCTGTGATAACTTAAAGGTGTATTCTTTTATTGCAACACATCCACCATTACGGCTGAAGGTTGTATCGGGTGATGTATTACCTTCTATGGTTTTAATGGTGTATACATTATCCGACCTTCTGACATCAATAACAGCCCCCACATGGGCAACTCTACCAAGCTTCGGACTATAGAAGTACACAATCGCACCCCTTTGTGGTTCATTGCCCCAGCGATTGGCTCTTACAAAATTATCTTTACCACTAGGAGTATATTGCGTATAGCTACCACACAATAACTTTTTTCCGGCTTCAAACGCACTCATTACTATACCTCTTTTGGTTTATCATAGGTCATTGCCTGTTCTGAATCTCTAATGCCTGCTGTTGTTGGGTCTGTTACAATACCCAGTATCGCTAATACTGCAAACAATGCATTTACAACTTCTAAAAGCTTAGTACCAAGCTGCCCTAAGTCCAATGTATAATTGAAAACCGCTGCCATCACCTGTACTAACAGTAATATAGCCGGTATCAATGTGATCCAAAAATTTTTATTTTTAATTCTAACTCTCCAGTTTATCATAATTTTCCTTTCTGTAACTTTCGTTACTTGAAGTAGTAGAAGTAGTGGAAAATCAGTTTTTGCGGTAAACCTCTCTTATATACTTCCTACCTCTCCAGTATACAAGAGAAATTATACGCAAAATCAAAAGTTTTACTACTTCTACTACTTCGTGTCACATTTGTTACTTAAATATTCAACAATTATCTATTGTAATGTTGATAAAATTTAACAGGCTCATATATCATCACTCCCCTCTTTAAAACCATCGTTTTCGATATCTTTTTCTAAATTCCTCATCCTCGAAATGATTTAGTCTATCATGTGCCGACTTAGTTTCATTTTCAACTATAATTACTCTCTCGGAAAGAGCGTTCACTTTACCTCTCACATCAACCATTTCTTTACGAATTTCTCTAGTATCTTCACTGATAGAATCCAGTTTCTGTGAAAGAATTGCTCCCTCCTGAGCTCGTTTACTCACATCTTCATTGTTTGTACGATTATTACTTTTTAATGCAAAGTAAACAGCTGAAACAACAGAGATGATTGTAAGTAGAAGATTGAACTCTATATGCATCCTATCACCTTTCCTACTCTACTATCAGACTCTCAAGATCAAGGTCTTTAAGCATTGTCCTTACAGCTTCTTTGAGTGTCTCCGGTACGCTAGCGAAAGTACGCTTACCCTTAACAATTAACGCTACATAAATTACTGCCATCTCTTTTACCTCCTTTTTATATAAAAACATCAGTATGTGCCATAACATAATCACTGCTCCAAAAGCTTTTTGACTTCATCACGAATATGCCCCGGTACATCATCTAATGTCTTTATTCCCTTTCTGATTAAATCCGCATAAATCTTTGCCATATCTACTTCCCTCCAGCTATCATTTCATACACTTCTGCCAATGCCATTTGCATATCGGTGACACTACTGGCGTTTTTCTTTATAATTTCAGCTAACTTTTCATTTTGAGTCTTAACACGAAAAACCAAGTAGTATTTACCGTCTATCTCCATTTGTTGAACGAAAATCATATCAGTATATGTATTTTCAGTTTCCCCATCTGATACTCTCATAGTAGATAGGTTATGTTCAAATATATGTTCGTCCACTTTAACTTCACTGACATAATTTGTGCCGTTAAGTTCCAAGTTAGTTATTTGCTTACCATCAGTAAGTGTAATTGTATACATAATATTACCTCCTACGATATGCAAAAAAATGGTCTAACACCTACTTGTGTATTACTAGTATCAGCTGTTGTAAATCCTTGATGATATACTCCAGCGAATCTATCATTACTAATTACATCTCTTAGCCACCATGTTTGTCTAGTATTTATTCGGCTAGGCTCATGTTGGAATAGTGGTAATTGTGATTTATCGACTCTGAAATTACTAGGAATGGTTGAACCATCTGATACCGGCATAAATACGGTACTACCATACACCATTTGCTCATTCATTAAATCCACTTCAGAGTCACACCATATACCACCTACAACTCTACCGTTTGATATAGAGTTTGATAAATATATTCTATGTTTTAAGACATGACCACTAAATGCACTCTTTATAGTATTCTTAGCACTATTTAATCCCTGTGAATACATTTTAGAGCCAACATACCCGCCATTTGTAGTATTACTGTCGTTCATTACATGTTCATATAAATTATAATCAGGTACAATTACTACATGGTGTTTTTCACAATTAACATCACCGGTCCATAAGTAGTAATCAAATGCTGCAATCCTATAGTTTACACTTCCTATAGTCCAATAATCACCAATATATAAATCATCAAATGTCCCCTGACTGATTGCTTGATATTGTTCGGTTGTTACACTTGTACCTATATTCTTGCCCCTATATATAGCATTATGCGAACCTGCATTATTTGCAATCAAAGGTTCAATTTGTTGACTTGTTTCTCTCAATATATCTTTTTTTAGCTGACCAAATGTGGTTTTCTTTAATCCGGTACCATCATGTACCATAAATATAGATGAGTCACTAATATTAGATATATCCACTAATTCATTAGCTTTTCTTGTCTCAATGCTAATTACACTCATTTATTCCTCCTCATATTTCCAATCTGCAATAATAGCTTTACCTGTTTCATCAACTAACAGCACTGTATTACCACTCTCATTCACTGATATAGCAGCACTGAATTGATTTGTGAGTGTCATATGCTCTAATCTTGCCAATCTATCATCTACTTCATTTACTTGATTTTGCAGATTACCAACCGCATTACCACTCAATTGATTTTTTATACCATTAAACCAAGTGGTAAAAGCCTCAACCTGTTCCCTCTCATAATCGTTCATATGCGTTCTATATGTGTTTTCAATTTCACTTATTGACGCATCTCCCCTACTTCTAAATTGGGATTTCTGTGTATTGAAGTAATTTTGAAATGCTGTATACAAATCATTGTTACCTTCAATCATTGACATAATGGTATTTATAGCCTCATTCACCCTGTTGGCATCCCTAGCCCCATAAAATGAATTATCAAGGTTACTGTACTGTGTTACATCTTGAAACGACACTGTACCGTCATGATTAGAAATCTGATTATATTTCTTTAAGCCTGTCCAGCTCGCATCTGTATAATCAACTCGTAATAATTCCCATGCCATTTACAATTCACCTCCTAACATTCCAAAATTCCATTTAAAACTTCGCCTACCTATCTTTTGATTATTCAACCTGTTATATAAATCTAAGGTTGCACCCTCTAATCTATTTAACTCATTGAAATCAAATATATTGCCGTTATCATTGAATATAGGTATATTACCGTATGACCGGTTTAATGTATTCTGATTGATAAACTTAAGAGTATTTTCAATCTTATTTATTTCATCAGCATAAAAGTAATCACCTATATTTTTATCATTACCAATATTTTCAATATTGAAATGTTTATATAATGATTCAGCCAAAGTGTATAAATATGCAATATTGTTCTTTATACGGTTATAATCACTTGCATTAAATCTGTCACCTGTATATATACCGTCTGTGGTTTCACCGTGCCAATCAGTTTTAGGTGTTACCCATGTCATATTATCCTCCTACTCTTCTTGCTGTAATCTTACCTGCAAAGGCTTGATTGAATCTGAGAGTATGTCTGTATACATTAACTGTCATACCTGTTCTGAATTCATTCTCTTGACGTATAATATCTGTAACATCAAGTTCAGGATTACCCCTAGTATCATACTCATATTCAATACCTGCTGTATAGTATTCAGATAGCCACTTTGCAAGATCATTTGCCATTTCATAATTGTTAATTAAAGGATTTTCCCACTTAATGGTTTTACCTCGTATATTGAGTGGTATTTTCACTTGCCTTTCGATTACCTTATATCTATGCCCCTGTATGCTTAGTCTATACTGACCTGCTACATTAAATCTTACGGTTATAAAATAATTACTCCATGCTACGATTTCAGTATCTCGTGAATTTTCATTGAGTTTTACAAGATAGCCATAAGATGGATCTTGTATATAATATGTCTGTACTTCACCTGCACTTACATCTATATCCGTGTATATCAAATTTTCTTCTTTATCATTCGTTTGATAGGTATAATATGGTACTATCACTTCTTTGATAAGTTCTTGCTTTATAGCTTTAGGAGAAGACATCATATCTTGTCTTGTCATTGTAAAATTGACAACATCACTTAAGCTTATTTCATTTATTGTGATACGATTGAAAGGTTTCTCTGTCTTAGTGAATTCGATTTCAATTTTATCGCAATCATCGAAATCTCTTAATATAACAGATGATTGGGATATTTCATCTTGTTCTATAGTATAACTATTTACACTATTATCACCATTATATGTTTTTATGATGAATTCAGCCGGGATAGCTGTACCAAAATCTATACGCAATCCATAATATGACCTAATTGCAGACATTTTTAACCATATGCATGGATTATTTTCAAATGTTCTGTCAGCCCTTGATATCCACATTGAAATATAACCTGTATTTAATGTATTACCGGTTCTGGGTAAGAAATACATACTACCATCTACTTTTACATAATCTTTCATAAGTGTGGCGTATTCATATTTCTTATTACTTATGGTTATATTACTTTGTTTAGAATAGCTTTCTTCACCATTACTTCCTACACTACTCTCAGGCATAAAATTTGATTTAATCTGTACTTTACCATCCCGTGATTGAGTCAATACACATCTACAAGCATTAGATATAATCTGTAATGCCTCCTTGTATTTAACTCTAGGTATAGGATTATTGGTGTATAGGTTTTTGAGTCTAGGATCTATATAATACTCTGATACCTTAGCTTCTCTTAATATTTCTTGTGCTAAAACATAGTAATTCTTACCATCAGCACTATATAGACCTTTTACATATTCACCATCCATATTACGAAAAACATCATGACATCTAATTGTTGCGGTATTATCATCACTTTCCCATTCCGAACAAAGTAGATGATTACCTTGAATCCACTCTATTGAGTTACTACCCGGAGTATCATAACCGTACATTATGTTCATTTCTTGCCCTGTTTCAAGATAGTTAATAGCGGATTTTGGATTATCTACATTAAAATAATGGTCATAATTCTTGAGTGTTACTGAAAAATCAAACTGTGGTACATCTGCACCAATTGGTGATACATAACTATCAAGCGTTGAACTCATTACCGAATCGTTATAGTATACAAGTCCATAACCGAACATAATTGAGTAAATCCTCAATCTTGATTGTATATTTCTCATTTTATAAACAATAAGCTTTATAAATGTTGTCTTTTCAAGTACTTCTTCTGTACTCCATTTTGACTTATTATTATCTCTAAACTCAATTATCTGCCCTGTACTACTTACAATATCGAAGTCTACAGGATAATTCTCACCAAAATTAATAGTTAGACCTTTAAAATCAGTTACTCCTGTATTCAAATTTATTGTAAGTTCAAATCTTCTATCGGATACTAATTGTTTGGAAATAATACCTGTATCTGCATATACTGTATCAGTTCCATCTCTAGGCAAGAAAAGCATTGTACCATCTACTTTTGTGAAGTTCTCTTCAAGTGTCGCATATGCTAATTCATTCGACTTCCTACCGAATATGTTTGATGTGTTTGAAAAATATGAATATTCACCTTGACCTATGGTAGCTTTCGCTTGTGCCTCTTGATTGACAAGACCAAATGTAATCATTATATAACCTCGCTCACGGAGTGGTGATTTCATACTTTCTTTGTATTCTCTTGAAACTCTTTGCATAATTATACACCTGTATCAATTAGATTTACTTTGCAATTACGGTAATGAGTAGGTGTTCCATTCTCTGTCAGCCAATAAGGTTCAGCAGAACGGTTACTACAATACATTCTTACCGTCCTCCTGCTGTTCGTCACAGGATCATTGAATGTTACTCTCACATAAAATCTATTGAGTATAGATAATATCTTGCCCCATTCATCAGCGGTTAGCCATGCCCATTCAAGATTATCAATTTTATACTGGTCACGACCAACCCTCTGACCGACTACTGCACCATTTGCATCTCTACCACTGTCCACTACTGTAGATACAACTACCGTTACACCTCTTTTACAAGGAGGTAATTCGTATCCGTCTATTGCCAAATATGCCATTTACTACCTCCTTATCCTGTAAAACTATAGCCGTTGGCTCGTCTTTGAGTGGTTATGGCATCATTCACCACTCTATTACCAACCTGTACTACCGTCTTCTCATCTTTATCAGCCTGCCTCTTAGTATCCGTTGCAATTTCTCTAAGTGTAGGCTCCACATACTCGTGATAAAAATCTCTTATGTTTTTCATCAAAGTATCATCGTTGTTCGAATTAACATATGCTTGCTTTGATTCCTCATACATATCTCTGGATAATGTATTATGTGTGTCATATCCAATATGATTGTTCGCTAATATACTCTCATTGACTTGTGAAGTACATACAGCTATTGCGTTTATAATACCATTAGTACAAGTGATGATATCTCTTGATATATCCTGCCAAAATCCTGCAAACTGTGTCATTCCAGATACTATAGAGTGATGCATAACCTGTGCTAATTGAAATCTGTTGAGTACTTCTGTAGTACCATTAACATGACCGACTAATTCTGCTCCTGCTTCGCCTGCTATAAACATAGAACCATGTATATTGTTAGTACCATTCGCATATTTAGGTATCGACTGCCACATATTAGGAGTGATTATTCCGCCACTTGCAAGCATCTGAATACCGCCACCAGCTGTTACAATACCTCCACTCGCAAGACCGAAGAACTCTTTAATCTTACCTTTCCACTGACTTATGAGATTTACTCTTACATCTACTGTATCAGGTGTATTACCTTTAACAAAATTATGTAAGTTATCCCATCCATTCTTTCGTAATGCTACCCGCTGCTCTACATCCGGAACATCACCGACCCAACCTCGGACAGTATTCCATCCGTTTTTCTTCAGTCCTATACCTTGGTCTAGACTTGGAACATCTCCTACCCAATTACGAACAGTATTCCAATTGTACTTTCTTAGTTCGACATTTTGGTCTACCGATGGTACATCACCTATCCATCCTCTAACACTGTTCCACCCTTGTCTTCTTAGTTCAACATTCTGATTTACAGTTGGTATATCTCCAACCCAGCCTCGAACGGTATCCCAACCCGTTTTTCTTAATCCTACATGTTGATCTATGTTAGGTACATCCCCAATCCAACTTCGGACCGTATTCCATCCTTGTTTTTTCAGCTCGATATTCTGGTCAATATTAGGGACATCACCAACCCAGTTTTTCACTGTTGTCCAACCATTCTTTCTCAATCCTACATTTTGGTCTACTGTAGGTATATCACCAACCCAGTTTTTCACTGTTGTCCAGCCTTGTTTTCTTAAACTTAGATTCTGCGATAATGTAGGTACATCACCTACCCAATCACGCACACTATGCCAGCCTTGTTTTCTAAGTTCAACATTTTGATTTAATACCTGTGGTTTACCTACCCAATCATGTACATTATTCCAGCCTTGTTTTCTAAGACCGATATGTTGGTCAATTGGTGATGGGATACCCACCCAACTCTTAACGTCATTCCAGCCATCTTTTTTAAGACCTACTTTAGCATCTACCGACAATCCATTATTAGTTTCTTTATCCCACCAGGATTTAGTTTGACTCCACTGTTCAGGAATATTACTTTTCAAACCTACTTCTAATGGATTAGGTTTACTTTTTCGAATAGCATCATTAAATGGATTGAATATTCGGTTCTCGAATAGAGATTTAGGATCTCCAAATCCATTTGTAATACCATTCTTTAAATTAGAACCCATATCATTACCAAATGTTTTAAACTGTGCGGTAGACTTTTTAGTATCAACACCTTTACTGAATCTACCATTCACATTTGTAAACCAGGATTGTACTCTGTTTTCAGAACTACCTAATTCAGTATTAACATTTTTACTGAACTTCTTAAAGTGACCACTGGTCTTATTTAATGTATTACCGACCATAGAAGGCATCGCACCCCAGTTTAGCGCGGCACCAACTGCCGTAAAACCTATACCGGCTACAATCAAACCAACACCCAGTGGTATTATACCTACACAACAGAGTAATACGCCTATAGCTAATAACGATACACCTATAATAATTCCCAAATCTTTGAAAAATTTGGTGATACCGTCTTTTACAGCACCCCAGTTTAATGCTACTGCCGAAGCGATTGATGCGACACCTGCAACAATAAGACCGATGCCCCAAGGTAATATTCCTGCCATAACAAGTAGTATACCGATTCCAAGTAAATAAGTACCTATTATTGCTCCAAATTCCTTAAAAAACCTAGTAACTTGACCTGTAATAGCACCCCAATTCATCGTTACCGTTGCCGCCAATCCCGCTGCACCGGCTACCATTAAACCTACTCCCAGTGGTAAACTTACACCACAAGCAATAAGTATTGCACCTATACCCAACAGGGCACCACTAACAATCGCTAATATCGCATTAAATACACCACCAACCGAATTTTTTATTGCACCCCAGTTTAGTGCTACGGCTGTAACAAGTGCTATTGCCCCTGCCGCAATCAATGCTATACCTATTGGTATATTACCCGCAAAGAGTAGAATTACACCCAACGCCAGCAATGCACCGCCTACTATAGCTACCAGTGCTGACAATATTGTCTTGATTTGTTGAGATATACCACTACCCCAGTTTATAGCTGCTGCCGCAACCAACATTGTTATTCCTGCAACAATAGCAGCTATACCTAAAGGTATGAATCCTGTACACAATAGTACTACACCCAGTATTAGTAATGCACCGCCTACAACAGCCGCAAGAATTACCAATACATTTTCTATATCACCTTTAAGTTTAGTCCAGTTAATTGCTAACGCTGTCACAACCATCGCTGCACCTATAATCATCAATGCTATACCCAAAGGTACATTTCCGGTTAATACTAGGATTACACCAAGTACAAAGAAAAATCCACCTAACAATCCTAAAATGAATGTTAGTGTTCTTGCTAAAGGTTCGGACATCGCATTCCAATTTGACACAATACTATGTACCAACCCCACTGCACCTACGGCAATCAAGGCTATACCAAGTGGTATATCTACTCCAGTCACAACAAGAATAGTACCAAATACCAATGCGAATACACTTATAGCGGCTTCTATTTGAGCCAACGCACCTTTCAATATATCGACAATAGCATCAACTTTCGAACTTACTGCGTTTTTTAAGAAGTCATACTCAGGTAACTTTATACCTAAATCATTGCTTTTACCTTGACCATCTTCTAAATCTTTTAACTTATCCTCTTCATCATTTTTAGATAGTATATTAAGTTCATCTATACCAAGCATCGCATTTTTGAGTTTTTTGGTAGCTTTCGTTGCCTTATCCGTACTGTCTTTATACTTATCCATACCACCGGATGTATCTTTTAAACCTTTAGTCACATCTGAATAATCCACTTCGGGTAGTTTGAACCCCATAACACTCGCCAGAGAATCCGCGATAAGCCTTATTACTTTAACTATCGCAATTGCATATGGTAATATCGCATTCATTGCGGGGATAAATATATCTCCTAATGCTCTGGCACATTGCGTCAATTGTGCTTTAAATATACGGATCTGATTAGCCGGGGCATTCATTGTTCTTGCCATATCACCTTGTGCTGTAGTAACCTGTGTCATAATAGCATAGTATCTTAGCTGTGATTTTTCAGCTTGTGTCATTTGTGATACTTTTTTCTTAATACCCAGTGCTAATGCTTCCTCTTGTAATCTTGCAACCGATAGATCATAACCTAATCTACGCAAAGGCTCTAATTCTCCCGATATACCAGATTGTAATTTCTGCATAGCATTTTCGAATGAAATATTATAAAATGATGCAATATCGTATCCCAATTGAGTAAGGTTTTTTGACATCAAATTCGCCTGTTCATTAGCTACTCCAAAACCTGTAATTATAGTATTAAATACACCCTGGTTACGCATAAATTCACCAGGATCAATACCTAGAATTTCCCCTACTTGTTCTGCATACTTTTTAGCTTCAGACGCATATTTACCCATTGATGCATGGAAAAGGTTTATATCTTCGATATACTGATTTGATTTATCTATAAAACTTGCAATACTATGACCCACTTTTATAAATATATCTTTCGCAAGATTCAAACCCGCCCATAGGTCAATATAGCTCCTATGTACTCTATTATTCACTTGTGTCAACTGATTGGTATTATCAGTGATTCGCCTCATGTTGTTAGGTAAACGATTAAACGCTGTGGATACTACATTCAATCGTGTGGCTAACGGTGATAAAATATCGGTTAATTCTCTAATTCTACTTGAGAACTCCCCTATATCCATATTGCGAAGAGATTGTGCAACTAAAGGTAATCTACCTAATGCATTTATGGTAGACGTCAAACCTGTGATTCTACCTGTATGTCTTAAAGGTCCCAATGCCGATGAAAACCTTTCAATGCCTGTGAAATCAATACCACTTAATGAAGCAATTGCTGTACCAATATTACTAAGCTGTCTACCAATTGTTGGTGAGATTCTAAAGCTACCGATGTTCTTTAGCTTTTCTAAACCTTCAGCAAGTTTGGATAATTTCTCAAAACTACCAGCATCCATTTCCTTAATAGCATTATTTAAATTTTTCAACTGATTTGTTGCAGCCGTAAGACCTAATCCACCCTGTAATGCATTTTTTAGCTTAGATAGAGAAGTAGAAAGTGCGTCTATGCCACTAACAGCCGATGTGGAATTTGAGTGTATTTCAAGTTCAAGTTGTTCAATTGTAGTAGCCATAAACTCACTCCCTTCCCTCTAATCGTTTATTCGCCTGCAACATATAATCCTGTATGTATCTAAGACCTTTGTCAGACATTGCCTTTTCTTTCCGTTCTTCAGACTCTTTCTTAGACTTATCATTGATAGGATAAGGCTCTTCCACATATGGCATAGGCTTTGTACCTGCTTTAGCAAATGCTTTAAGTATTGGTGATAACCTAGACATTGCATCATAGAAGTACATACCTTGTAACCATAATTCTTGATTCATGCGTTCTTTACGCAATTCATCAGCTTCGCGATAGTACTTTGCAAGTGTGCTGTCACCATCGAAATACTGTTCTTCAGTCATTCCGATAGCTAAATGAAAAGCAAATCTTGAATATATTGCTTTTGTATACGAAAAGGAGGGGATTCCCTCCCCCTTTTCTCGGATTTCAGACAACGACTTTACCAGGTCGCTGTCCACTTCAGGTTTCCCTCGGACTCCTCCGGCTCATCCACAAGTGTAAGAATCGGTTCGTTGTACATTTCAGCAAGCTTACCAATCAACTCTTCTTTGTTAGTCATATGTGCAAATATCTTATCTATAATATCCTGCCTTACACCTCTGTGATGTGCAAGGAACGCACCTGCAAATAATGTCGGTAATGTTGTCATTGGCTTACGCTCTACATCCTGTACAACAAAACCCTTTCTCTCCATCTCAGTTACTGTTCTTCTTGTGAACTCAAGTGTATAATCCTTACCCTCGAATTCAAAATTAAGTTGTTTAGCCATTTATGATTCCTCCTAATTATCCATTGTAATTACTGTAGATGGTGCAATTGTGATTGTCATACCTACAACTTCATTTGTTCCGCCACCCTTAGCATGTACCGAAAGTGAACCTTTAAACTTAAACTTACCTCTATCACCTGTAGGAGTAAGTGTTCCACCGGACTCATTACCACCAAACCATACTGCAAACTCTTTTTCAGTTCCTTCCATCTGCTTCAACTTCTTGTATTCATCCAGATCATAATTTGCAGAGAATTCAAGTGAACTAAGAGACTGAATACCGGGGATATATGTCTGCATTGAATCTGACAATGTTGTTGTCTCAAGCATCTCAGGTGCCCCACCTAAATCCGGGAAATCTTTTATATCAATTAACTTTTCATAAGCTGTACTACCTTTAACCATAAGAAAAATCTTATATGTACTTATAGCCATCTATATTTACCTCCTGTAAATTGTTTTATCCTTAGATATGATTGCTCTATATCTTGCAACTACTCTATATATCGTTGCATTTTCTTCATTAGGGATTGGATTCATCATTGTCCTCGTAAATCCTAATCCTCCCATTTCTGAATCAATAATTGCTAAAATTGCCTTGCATTCGCTCTTTTTACCACTTGTCTTGTTAGAGTAAACATTTACCTCATATAGCACCTGCACATGATTTTCAATATTACTAGAATCTCTAGTGCTTCTAAGTACTTGATTATCCATCTCAATGATAGATACACAAGGAAACGACGGTGGGGCTTTTACATATTCACCTGTCATAAAGATCTTTGGATATTTATTTCGCACGATTGTAGCTAATCTTTGAAATATCTCATTTTCAATATCAATCATCCAAACACCTCCCTTGCGATACTTACTATCTCGTTACAAACAGTGGTTACCGCCTTTGACATAGGCATACTTGCGGGTGTACCATGAGTCAACTTAAGTTCACCATTTTCGAAATACCCCCATGTTGTCTTCTTACCATAACCTTTACCATAACTACCTATAGTCAATCCCAGTTCGCTACCTTTTGGATGTGGTGAAGTACCAATTGAACCGTTATGATATACACCTGCACCAAACTCAATCCATACCGCATCTTCTCCATTTGCTACCACAACTGTTATATCACCTCTAGTATCAACAGTAACGTCAACTTGTCCTGTTATATCGGTATCGTCTAATAAATCGTCAAGTATCGCACCATTGAAACCTATCTGAGATTCCTTAGCTAAAGCTTTTGCTACTTTGTCTTGAAATAATTTAACTTTCCTAATGAATTCTTCTTTGTATTTACTCAAGTCATTAAGTGCTTTATCTATGCCCTCTTCGGATAGGTCTACCAAAATAACACTTCTACCCACTTACTTCTACCCTACTTATAGCGATTGAGACACTGTTAATACTCTTCGCTACCTTTTTTACAATATGGTCATGTGGTGTGACTGTACTACCATCGTCATTTAGTAGTAAGGAACCGTCTTCACTTAGCTTTGGTACGGTATCTACCCATAGTATGGTATATGCATCTATCGGCGGGGCATCTTTATTCATCACGATTACTCTATCGTAATTTTCGCTCTCACCAAATTGCCTGGTACTTGTCTCACCTTTAGCGGCTGAAATATTGGCAAAACATTTAATGGGATTACCCCATCTCCTATCATATTCACCTGTATTATTCCCATATTCATCCACTTTAGGTACTTTATCCACATATAAGGCATAATAAAATTTACGTTTATTCCTATTCATCGTTCTCATTTTATTATCCCCACATGTGGTGTCACACTCCTAAGCATTGTTGCCGGTATATCGGCATTCTCATAACTACGGGTTATACCATTTTCAGAATGTGATATTTGACCTTCAGCACCTCTTTTATTTAACAAATAAGCCGCTAACTCACACTGCAATACATCGTATCTACTAGGAACTTCAGTTATATCATTGGTATAAGGATATGCTTTATTTATTATCTTGTCCCCTGCTATCTTCAGATAGGTGGATAGCACGATATTACTATCTGTACTATCACCTATCATAGCTTTTAACATTTCAAGCTTTTCCTCATTTGTCATACTTAACCTATCTCATAGAACCCTTCAGTGCTTGGGTTAGTGGTAGGAGTACCAACAATGTATCCTGTACCATTAGGCTTGTAATAAACCTTACCGGCTGTAACTGTGGTATCGGTACTCTTCTTAGCCTTACCTGCAATAACCTTAACCGCCTTAGTTGAATCTGTGAGAGCTGCAAGATAATACTTCCTTGACCAGATAGTATTTTCACGTATATCTTTATTCCTATCCTGCTCGACTTCTACACCCTTTTTATTAAACAGTGTTACAGCCTTGTGTGTGGCAACAATTACCATACCCTTATCAGCATCCTTCTTAGTGAAGATGTTTACACCTGCAACAGTGCCGACATATCCTGTACGAACAAATGATTCGACATACTTCAAATCTTCAGCTAAATTCTTACGAAGTTCAGCCACATCAACCGGACTAACAAATGCAAATGCAAGACTTGCCACCTTTTCCGCCTCATTATCTGTATACTCAATATTCAAACTTGCTACAGCATCTGCAAATGCAGCAAAATTCAACTTTTCAGCCGCTACCGCCATATTTGCCTTCTTGAACTCTGTGTAAATACTCTTATTTACATAATTAAAAAGGTCCGTACCCATATGCCTTACACCAACCGGAACCAACATAGGGTCTGTCATTTCCTGTTCATCAAAGTACTTAAATCTGTTCTGTGCTAACAAAATCTCATATTCCTTTTTAGCATACTTAACTTCAATACTCTTAGTATTACCGTTACCCATTGTAAGGGTCTCTGTTCCGTCAGTAGCAGAATACACATTGATTTGTCTCTTCATACCTGCCGTACCTGTAAGGGAATTATCAACCTTACAAAACTGCTGTAAATCAAGATGTGACTTGTACTGATCCTCTATCTCATTCGATAGATAAAAATTTTCATAAATTGTATGAGCCATTATTCATTACCTCCTGTATCTGTATATAATGATTTGTATTCTTCGGGATTGGTCTTTGAAAATTCATACCTCTCCTTAGGAGACATCTTTTTCAATCCCTCAAGGGTCATACTCTTAGCCTCACCATCACCTGTCGGCTTCGGTGTATTCTTTAAAATATCAGCCTTCAGTTTCTTTTCGACACTAGCTAAATGCTTCTGCTGGTTGGTAAATACAACTTCGGAATTACCATCAATCATAGCCTCTGCCGTTGAATCAGCTAACTCCTCGTCATATCCTAATCCCAGTAGCTTAGCTTTATACTTAGATATATTACTTTCTCTAAGTAAAGCATTATACTTGGCTTCAAGTTCCGCCCTTTCCTCCTGTTCCTTCTGTTTGCTAATTTCATCCTCTGTCATCTTCGCCTTCAACTGTCTTTTAGCCTCAGCTAATTCAGATGCGGTCTTATCAAACAACTTCTTCTTTATATATCCGTCATGATTATCTTCAGCGTCATATGACTCCAATGCTGCAATCTTCTCCTCAGGTGTCATATCAGCATATCCTTCAATCTTAGATACATCTATCTTCATTATTCATTACTCCTTTGTCTTTTTACATCTTCTGTGATATCATCTGTGATTTCCGTCTTCTCTGACATAATTTCTTTTTCCTTAATCATCTGCTCTTCATAGTATTTCATACTCATAGAATAAGCAGACTCCGCATCACTAAACATTCCACTGTGTTGGAAAGCCAACTGTGGATGTATTTTAGGTTCCTGTAACATTGATATAAGAACCTGTGATTTACTCTGTATAGCCTCGTAATTCCTACGGGTGAACTTCATATCAATGTCTCTAAGATGCAGTGTACTGTCTCTTAAATCTTCACATATCCTTAGTACCAGCTTAAGCATCTTCTTTTCAGCTCTCTTAAAGACATTCTCACTGTCCTTTGCTCTTGCTTCAGCATCAGACCAACCGTCTCTAAGTACAACCGCTGCACCTGTATCACTTGTGGATTTACTACCGTTTCTATTCGGCATACCACATATTGTAAGCATTGCATTATAGTAATCGTCTTTAAGTGTCTGTGATTGTGTCTGATTAAGTTCTGTGGTGACTACACCAACATCCGCCGCTTGCCCATCAACTGACTTAACCTTTATTGCACCTAACTCAAGAAACTCTCGGTACTCTTCTTTTGAGATATCGCAATTTATAAACTTGATAAATGCCTGGACCAGCTGTTCTACACCATCCATACGATTACTTGCGACATTATTCATCGCATCCAGTAGCGGTAATACTATCTCAAACGAACCTAATCTTGCATTATTAGCCGGATATTCAATAATAGGGATATCTCCCAGTGCGTGTGTCTGAGCATTTGTTATTAAATCACCGTCAATGGTAAAGTAATTATCCTTTGTGTACACCGAATAATGCTTTACATTATCATCGTCAACATAGTACTTAACCCCCATTAAAGGTTCATTACCTATTTCACTCGAGTAGACTACAAATGTATTTCTTGGGTCTAAGGTATATATCTCAAATGGGGCTTCGTCTAAATCGTCAGAACTGTCAGGTAACACCATTCTAAATGCTGTACCACATATCATTTGCCACTCTACAATCTCCTGGTCTTGAGATACCTTATCTTCAGCAAACATATATTCATTTAAAAGATTTACCTGCTTTACGATATTTTCATCACCACTTCGGCTTACATACTGTATAGGCTCTCCACATAAATAACCAACCTTAAACGATACAATCTCATTTGCTCTGTTTTCCACAATCCTATTGCATATCTCAGGTCTAACTTCTTTTATACGATATCTTATCGGCTGATCACCCTTATAATACTTGTATAAGTAATCAATATCGCCGCTATTCAAATTATGTATATCAAGGGATTTTCTGAGAACTTCCTGCAAATTGTCTTCGGTTATTTCCTTTACACTCATCTTGATAACTCGTCTGCCATTCATTATCTTCGTTTCATTCCTCATACTCCTCCTTTCACACACAATAAAAAGGTGCAAGACTACTTGGAATCTTATGATTCCGTGCAATCTTGCACCTCGTAAGGGAAATAATGTTTATATCATTATAATGGTTACACTATTATAATAGCATAAATATACATAATTATCAATAATAATTCATATTTTACCAAGGTCTGGTAAACACTTCGACCTTAGATGCACTCATACTTTGAGCAAACTCCGCAAGCATAGCCATACCGTCAGGTACATCATCATGCTTGTTCTTACTTGCTATGGTATATGAACATAGCATATTTATCATTCGCCCATAATCTGAATTTTTACGATACATTGACTCATCTTTAAATAAGCAATGTTCTTTTACCCATGCACTGTTTACAATGATTTTGGTCTCTTTATTGGCTGTAGTAAACTTCGTAGTAATATTGGTAATACCACCTCTACTCTTAACATCACTTTGTATCTTTTCCGCAACTCGTCGTCCTGCTGAGTTACTCTCAAACCTACACATTTTAACTTTATTCTTGAGTAATATCTCCGCTAATCTCACATCAACCACATCAGGCAAGCTGTTATCACATATACAATCATCAATATAATAATCATTACCATACACATACGCCACCGGTAAGAACGCATAATCAGTACCTTTGTCTTTAGTATCACATACTCCAATTATAGCATCAGCCTCACCTGGCAATTCAAAGTATCTCCTTAATTCGTCTTCGTGATATACTAATCCCTCTCGCTCTATCGGTTCATTCATGTACAATGCTCTCCAACTCGCATCATCCATTATATCTCTTTGTTCACGATAAAATCTTGTTGTAAAACCCACTCCATAATTGTAATCGAAATTCGATTCATCGTCTTCATTCATAGCCGGTATTACTATAAACATCGCTCGATCTGAATTACCATACTGACTTTCAAGTCTACCTATCACATCATGTACAGACCACCTGGTAGCTATATGTAGCTCCTTACAATGGTTACCTATTTTTCTTTGTCTAAGGTCCGTGGTATAGGTCTCCCATAATTTATCCAATCTCTCCTTAGATAAAGCCACTTCGATACCACTCACCAGGTCGTCACAATAGAGCAAATCGGATGCCCTGTATAATCCTGCATTACCTGTTCCAATTGATGTAAACTCCAATGTCTCAAATCTCTGCCTTTTATCTACATCAATTCTACAATCCTTAGCATTTGTACTTGATACATTTACCATAGGGAACACATCATGCCATAAATATTCACCGTTGGTTTCCAATATTCGCAAACACTCATCATATACACCTCGTATAAAAGCATTAGAATGGCTACCAGTAAGCTTAGGCTCGTTCGGTCTCTTACCTGCAAGCCATGTTAAGAAGAATATAGCAAGTGTGCTTTTCCCTGCTCCGGGTGGCAATGACACAGCAAGTAAATCCAATTTATCATCCGCTAACTCCTGTAAAGCATTTACCACTTGCCTCAATACTTTCCTCCTTGGTGGATAAAACCTTTTATCAGGTTCCCTATCCCACTCTATATACAATATATAGCTTTCAAAATCATAAGGAGCAGCACCAAGTAACACCTTTTTGTGCAGTCCAAACAGCTTCTGCAATAACTCTATATCATCTAACTTCGGTATTACATCCTCTATGGTATCAGATAATTTCTTTAAATATTCAACCGCTAAGTTATTATCTTCACCAATACTTGATAGACACATATGGTATAAATCCTCATACCCTAATATATCTCCAGGATGCCTTTTTATTTTTTCGAAAATTTTTTCAAGTAACTCTCTCATTTTATCCTTTCATCAAAAAAAGCGTTACCACATTGGGATATTCCCTTTGCGATAACGCACTCTATATTAATCTACTAATCTATTCTTATTGTATCTGTTGTGAATAACTCACTCCAATTTTCATCCATTGCCGATAATTTAAACTCTATATTGTTTTTAGGCTCGTTGGAACCTATCATTATCGCCGCATTATATGATTTATGTGCCTGCATTGTGGACGGAACCCCTGTAGCAAACATAACCATTGTATCATCCACCGAAGACTCCATAGGTACTACCGTTATCTCACCATCGGTCTTGTTTTCAAATTTAATATTCATATAATAAAATCCAAAACTTTCACTAATACCTTGATATGTTGCTTTAAAATAATTATTATCAGCTATAACCATTCCTTCCGACTCCGTCTCACTCACACTTGTCTCAACTTGATTGCTTTTAGCTTGATTTACACGCTGTACCGATACGCCCTGTGTACTTGTGGTTTTACTATAGATTGAAATAGCTATCACAAATCCTGCGAATATTACAACCAACCACCCTATTACTTGTACAAATAATTTCATAACCAATCCCCCATTACTTTAATATTTTATCTAATCCCAACTCCATATCATGAAACCTTAATGGTGACGGGTAGATATCATCAGTGACTACATACTCATCTGCATTATCAATATCACTTTTTCTAACTATCAGTTCATAACCCAATTCTTTTAAGTATTTACAAAAAGTATCAACATACATATGACGACCATTCAATGTCTTATATGCACTGGATTTAGACTTATAGCCCAGTCTCACTGATAAATCATCATATGTTATATCATTTAGTATCATTATATGCTTAACAATTTCACATTCATTCAT